CCATGCCGGGATACCGCCCCGGCCCCACGCGCAACATTTCGCGGAATTCGGGTGGGGGGTGTCCCCGGGGTGCCCCGGTGCTCACCCGGTAGTTGCCGGGTCGTCCCTCCTCGCGCCCTTGGTCGTCCGCCTACGGTGGAGGCGATGAGTGCCCGCCCTGCGGTCCCTGCTCCGGCGTCTCGAATTCTGGCTCCTCGGCAATCCCCACGATCCCGCGTGGAAGGCGCAGACACCCGACCAGCGGTTCCGGGGATACGACCCACAACTCGCCCGCCGCGCCGACGCGCGCGCGGCAGCGAAGTGGCGGCGGGCGCGGACGAAGTGGCCGGTGGCCAGGCGGCGCGGGCCATAGTCCCCCCCGCCGCCACGTCCGCGTCCGCCCGTCGAGGATCCTCGGCGTTGATCGCGGACCTCGTGGCCGACCCGGAAAACCGACGCACGCACAACGCGCGCAACCTCGACATGGTCGCCGCCTCGCTCCGGCACGTCGGCGCCGCCCGCTCCATCGTGATCGACGAAGGCGACGTCGTCCTCGCGGGCAACGGCGTCACGGCGGCAGCGGCGCAGGCGGGCATCACGCGCGTCCGGGTGATCGAGGCGGACGGCGATGAGCTGATCGCGGTGCGGCGGCGCGGGCTGACCGCCGAGCAGAAACGCGCGCTGGCGATTTACGACAACCGCACGGCGGAACTCGCGGAGTGGAACGCGGCGCAGCTCGGGACGGACCTCGCCGCGGGCCTCGATCTGGAGCCGTGGTTCTCGCCCGAGGAACTCGCGGCGCTCGGCGTCGGGTCCGCCGAGGCGCCCGCGGGCGCCGGTGCCGCGACCTTGGCCGAGCGGTTCGGCGTCCCGCCGTTCTCGGTGCTCGACGCGCGCCAGGGCTATTGGCAGGACCGGAAGCGCGCGTGGTTGTCGCTCGGGATCGAATCGGAACTCGGGCGCGGCGCCGGGATTTGGACCGACGACACGCACGGCAACACGCCCGCCGACCGGCAGGCGAAATATAAAACCGCGGCGCCCGGCGGCAGTCCACGCCCCGCGGCGAAAACGAAGCACGGCAAAACCCAACGGGGAGATGGACGTGGTCGCACCCTTGCCCGCCCCGCGCGTTGAGCGCGTCGGCCAGCTGCTCGTGGTCCGCGACGATTTGATCGCGGGCGGCACGAAGGTCCGCGTGATCCCGCAACTGCTCGTCGGGGCGCGCGAGTTCGTCTACGCATCCCCCGCGGCGGGTTATGCGCAGATCTCGCTGGCGCTGGCGTGCGCCCGCCTCGGGTTGCGCGCGACGATCTTCTGCGCCGCTCGTCGGGCGTGGCACCCGAGCACCCGCGCAGCGGCGCAGGCGGGCGCCACCATCATCGAAGTGCCCAACGGGTATATGACCGTCGTTCGCGCGCGTGCACGCGCCTATTGCGCCGTCAGCGGGGCGTGCCTGCTCCCGTTCGGATTCGACTGCCCGCCGTTCGTGGCGGGCCTCGCGGCGGTCGCGCGCGCGCTCGACCTGGGCGACCCACCGGAGGTGTGGTCCGTGGCGGGCAGCGGGGTGCTCACCCGCGCGTTACAGGCGGCGTGGCCGCGCTCGGCGTTCGTGGCGGTGCGGATCGGCGCGGTGCCGAAGGTCGGGCGCGCCATCGTCCTGACGGCGCCGGAGCGGTTCGAGCAGGTCGCGAGGTGCCCGCCGCCGTTTCCGTCCAGCGCGCACTACGACGCGAAGGCGTGGCGCTTCGTCTCGACGCAGGCGCGCCCCGGGGCGGTGTTCTGGAATGTGGGAGGCTAGACGCGATACTTCGCGCGCACGGCGGCGATGCCGTCCGCGACGAGACGGTGCGGGTCGTGCCCGATCTGCCGGTAGAACTCGGGGTTCATGTGCGCCGCCCACCCGCGGGTGATCGTGGCGGTCTCCTCGCCCAGGCGCGGGAACCGGGCGGCAATGCGCAGGGCTTCGACGTGGTCCCCGGCAGCGACCGCCGCCTTAAGGCGCGAGATTTTCGTGATCGGACCCATGACCCGACGAGCTTAGCGTGAGGCCGCATCGAAGGGGACCGGCGCGGGTCTTTGGGCAAGACCTCATGCGGGGAGAACACATCGTGGGCGGAAAACGGCTGACGTGGGTCACCGGCGCCGGAACGGACGAGCGCAGCCAAGCGATTCTCGCGGCAGGACCGGCGCCCCGCATGGCCCGCCCGCCGCATGGTCCGAACGTGCGGCGCGCCGCCGACGGCACGCTCGACTACCAGCCGACCAACGCGCCGGACGGCGCCGCGTCGGGCACGTCGGTCTTCGACCCGGTCCTCTGTGAGCTGGCGTATCGGTGGTGGTGCCCGCCCGCGGGGTTGATCGTCGATCCCTTCGCAGGCGGCAGCGTGCGCGGGATCGTCGCCAGCAAACTCGGGCGCCGGTATCTCGGCGTCGACCTGCGACCGGAACAAATCGCCGCCAACGAAACCCAGGCCGCGCGCATCTGCGACGACCCGCGCCCACGGTGGATCGTGGGCGACAGTCGCGCCCTCGGCACGTTCGTCGGCGGCGCCGAGGCGGACTTCGTGTTTAGCTGCCCGCCCTACGGCGATCTGGAGGTCTACAGCGACGATCCCGCGGATCTCAGCACGCTGGACTATCCCGCGTTCCTCACCGCCTATCGGCAGATCGTCGCCGCGTCGGTCGCGGCGTTGAAAGCGGATCGGTTCGCGTGCTTCGTCGTCGGGGACCTGCGCGATCGCCAGGGGTTTTATCGGGGCTTCGTGCGCGATACCGAACTCGCGTTCGAAGACGCCGGTGCGCGGTTTTACAACGAGGCGATCTTGGTGACGTGCCTCGGGTCGCTGCCGATCCGCGTCGGGCGGCAGTTCGACGGCGCGCGGAAACTCGGGAAGACGCACCAGAACGTGCTCGTGTTCTGCAAGGGCGACCCGAAGGCCGCGACCGCCGCCGTAGGCGCGGTGGAGCACGGCGACATCGACGGAGCGGCCGCCGACCCGCTATAGGTCATGCGAGGCCGCAAACCGCAACCAACCGCGCTGAAATTGCTCCGGGGCAATCCCGGGAAGCGTCCGGTGAACTTGCGCGAACCGCAGCACGGAGCACTCGACGCGGCGGTGCCGCCCGACCTTGTGGACCCGGAGGCGCAGGACGAGTGGCGGCGCCTGGCCGCGGTGCTGATCACGCGCGGGCAGGTGACGACGGTGGATCGGGCGGTGCTGACGGGTTACTGCGTGAAGTATGCGCAGTGGATCGCGCTGGAACGCGAGGCCGCGAAGCACCCGTGGGTGGTGAAGACGCCGAGTGGGTATCCGATCCCGAACCCCGCGCTCGGGATGGCGAACAAGGCGTTCGGGTTGATGCTGCAGGCGGCGACCGAACTCGGGATCACGCCGAGTGCCCGGTCGCGCGTGAGTGCGAACCTCGAACCGTGGGTGCCGACGCCCGACAGCAAGTGGGCGGGCGTGCTGAAATAGAGGCCCGATGGCCCGCGCGTCGAACCCCGCCACGCTGAAACTTCGGCTCATCAACCAGCTGACGCACACCAAGGGTCCATTTGCTGGACAAACGTTCCGCCTGCGGCGCTGGCAGGAAAAAATCTTGCGCGCACTGTTCGCGGTCGATCCCGCGACCGGTCGCCGGCGGATTCGGCAATGCCTGTTGATGCTGCCGCGGAAGAACGGCAAGTCGGAACTCGCGGCGGCGCTGGCGATTGACGGGTTGTTGTTCGACGGCGAGATCGGCGGCGAGGTGTATTCCGCCGCCGCCGACAAGGAACAGGCGGCGCTGGTGTTCAACGTCGCCGCGCAGATGTTGCGCAACGATCCCGAGCTCCTCGCCGCCTGCGAAATCGTCGACAGCCAGAAGCGGATCGTGCACCGGGCGACCGGCTCGTTCTACCGCGCGATCAGCGCGGAGGCCTATTCGAAGCACGGCTTCAACGCTTCGCGCGTCATCTACGACGAACTCCACGCGGCACCGTCCCGGGAACTGTGGGACGTGCTGACATCGAGCACCGGCGCCCGGGCGCAACCGCTCGTGATCGCCATCTCGACCGCAGGCTATGACCGGCACTCGATTCTGTGGGAACTGTATTCGCACGCGAAACGGGTCCGCGACAACCCCACGCTCGACCCGTCGTTTCTGCCGGTGCTCTATGAGGCGGCGCCCGACGCCGACTGGACCGACGAGGCCGTGTGGCGCGCCTGCAACCCGGCGCTCGGGGA